CTATTTTTCGATTCTAAATATATTTTTATTTAATTCTTTAAAATCATTATAAAATTTTTCAACATCAATGCATAATTTTTTATAAGGTTTTCCAAAAGTTGGTTTAAATTCAACATTTTCTACTTTAATTTCTGGTATTTTAATATCATCAATACTAGGATATATCCATTCATTATTTTTTTGGATGGTTTGAGAAAAAATAACTACTTCTATATCATTTATAAGCATTTCATAATTTATATTTTCCAATGCCTTATTTAATACATCTTTGAAATTTATTTTTTCATCAATATAAAAAAATCCTTTTCCATTATATTTCCAAGCTTTTTCTTTTTCAAATAAAAGAGCTAAATTATTTGGAAAACCATAATAATACTGCATACTTCCTAAATTATAATTAGTTCTTATTTCGCAAATATCATGATATATTCCATTTTCACTACTAGGATCTCCCTGATAAGGTTTGTATGGATCTTGCCCTACGAAAAATTGGTTAAGTCCTAAATCATTATAGTTTTCCTTGTTATAAGGTGCAGTGCTAGAACTTTTAATGTTATATTTTTTCACTATATACGAATTTTTAAATAGCGGATGGTTTATATTTTGAATTTGACTTCTACCTTTTCTTACAAGTTGTTTATGTAAAAGCTCAACATATTTATTTACCCCTATCATAGCATAGGTAAACCATTGTTTATATACTTCTTGTGTATCCAATTCTCCTATGTTTGATAGATAAGCAGGCTTAAGAGTATAATTTCTCATAAGCCTTTTTTCATCTATAAGCATTATGAAGACTTTTCTATATTTTCTATCTTTTCTTTAACAAGCTTCATAATTTCTTGTGGTATATCAAGACCACCGGTACAATATCCAAATTGAACACTCTGTGTAACTTTTGCAGCTTCTATTCTTAAATTATCATCTATCTGTGAAGTTTGTCTAGCTATTAATGCAGGTTTTGCTTTTTCTGTTTCTGTTTGAGCTCTTAAAAGTAAAGCTTTTTCAGCATTAAGCTCGTTTTCATCGCCTTGTAAAATCATGGATAAAGCTGTATTTTGACTTTGAGCCACTATGGTTTGTCCAACACTTACCAACGCTTGTGCCAAGCTTTGAAATTGTTGGTCATTTCTTATAACATTATCGTTTCCAAATTGTTCTAAAAGCTTTTTAAATTCTCCAAATGGAGATTTTTCCGCTAAACTCATTTCTAAAATTTGCGGATAAATTTCTTTAAATGCTTCAAGTCTTTTGTTGTAATCAACATTTGTATTACTCATTATTTAGCTCCTTTATTTTGCTTATCTGAATTTCACACTGTTTGTATTTGTAAAAAAGCATAGAATAAGCATTTAAAATATCTAGTTCATTTTTTGCTATTGGCTTTTCAAGAGGACTTAATGTTAGTAGTTCTTGCGGAATTCTTACTTTTTGAATTTCTATTTTGGTTACTACTTGTTGAGTTTGCATCCCACAACCTATCAACGACATCGTTAAAAAGCTTGGTAATATTATTTTCATTGCTTTTATAAATATATTCTTTAACATATTGCACCCTTTCTTGTACTTGATTTTTTTGATTGTTTGCTTCATTTAAAGCCTTTAATTCTGTTTTATGAATTTGATTTAATTCTTTTAATTTTTCTTGATTATTTTCATTTATTTTTAAAGCCAAAGCTAAATCACTTTGACTTTTTTCTAATTTGGCCTTTGTGCTATCAAGTCTTAGATAAAAATATCCTGTTAAGATTGCCATTAAAGCTAAGGCTATATAAAGCTTTGCATTTCCAAATAAAAGATTTATCATATTTTGTTTAGAAGTTTAAGTGTGGGGTGTAAACTTTAACCTACTTAAACTTTATCTCCTTTCATGCTAACTCATTTGTTATTTCTAATTTAATGTCTTCAAGATTTTTACCATACACCAAATCATAAAATTCTTTACAAGCTTGTCTGCTTTGACCGACACTTTCATTATTATTATCTTTAGTAAGCCCCAGCAAGATACAACCTTGTGTGTCTTTGTCAGTGTTTCCCCAGTGTATTAAAATTGCACGACTTGAAGGAACTTCATCATTATAAACATTTATCATTGTATCATCTTTTTTTGTAATACTTCTTAAAGTATTTTCAAATCGTGAAGGACTATGTCTTTTTAAATTATAATTTCCTTCAGGTATTCTTAAATCTTTGCCACTTTCTAAACCTTCTTTGTCTTCTTCCAAAGAAAAACATTCAAAAAGAATTTTTTCTTCATCATCTAAAACCTTAAATTTACCAATAACACAAGTTTTACCTGTGTATCTTCTATTAATTGTTACTTTCATTATAATTCCTTTCTTTTTATTTTTTGTATTTTATTTTTAGATTTAAACTCATTTTTCTTCTTCAAATTCAAATAAAAAAGCATTATCACCATAGGTAGTTTTATCAATTTCTTTTTTTATTCCTATAAAGCTTCTCTCGACTATAATTTCATTTTGAACTCTAAGGGCTTTTTGCATTTTTATATTTGAAAGATTGACATTTCCATAATATCCAGCTTGCCTATAAAAAAGACTCATAGGAATTTCATTTGTAAAAAGCTCTATACTTACACTATTTTTTATATTAGAAGCCCAAAGACAGCATTCATTTGCATTGCCATCATATTTTTTTAAAGCATTGGTAATATTATGCCAAGCAGGATCATTATAAATTCCGCTCGTTTTGATATTTCCTTCTATTTGATTTTTACTTGGTTTTGAAAGAACGCTAACTTCAGTATAATTTTTAGATTTTAAACCCATTCCATCTTTAGTGATTAAAAAACTGCCTTCATTAAGTCCTTTTATAATTTGCGTAGTGCTTGCTAAAGAATTTTCAAAACCAAAACGCAAATCACTTAAACATCCGCCATATTGACCACTATTTAAATTTGTATCAAAACTAATAATAATCAACTCTTGTGCTGTAATATTTTCATTTCCAAGCAAATTAATCCAACTTGTGTATTTATCATCACTTGCCACACAAAGCCAAAGTTGTTTTACATTTTCATTATAAGTTATAATTAAATCATTAACATTAGCTTTTGCTTTTGGAGTGGGAATAGAATTAGATACTTTTATTCCATTAATGCCTAAATTTAATTTCATATCTTCGAGCATCTCTTCTATAATAGGTTTAATTTCTTCTTTTGTTGGTGTTTGAGCCTTTAAACTTTCTAAAAATTCATCTTGACTTTTTCCCGTGTTTTCTTCATTTTCAAGCCAAAGTTCATAAGCACTTTTACCATCAGCTCCTTTAGCTCCATCTTGCCCTTTTAAATTTTCAAGCTGTTCTTCTGTAAAATCTTCATAAGTAAAAGGATCTCCTTTATCACCTTTTAAACTTTCTTGATTTTCTAAAACAACTTTTAATACAACTTCTTTTAAACTCTCTTCATTGATATTTGCATTGATGCCAAGCTCTTCTAGCAAGGCTTCTAGTTTTTCTTTTAATTCACTTTGTTTTATAAAGTTAAAACTTGTTAAAACTTCATTTATAGCATTTTTAATACTTTCATCGCTTGGTTTTACTCCATTTTTAAAAAGTTCTTTTAAAATTTCTAAAGCTTCACTAAAATCTTTATTGATTTCTTCTGTTTTTATGGCAATTTCTCTTAAATCCACGCTCATCTTATCCCCTTTATTAAACATTTGATCTGATGAAATAAATTACAAGAGTAATAAAAAACAAAAATCTTAAATTTATTTATTTCTAAAGCTTGCATTGCTTCTTTTAAAACAAGATCAGCTAGCCTATAATCATCTCTTGATTTTGCATTTATACACAAATAGTCATGGACAACACAAGCGCTAAAATACTCACTTTTAAAAGGTGGAAACAAAGACCAAAAAAAGGCGTGGAATACTCGCTCCATCAGTTTTAAAACCTTGTGGTACAATGCCTTTGTAATTTGGCAAAATAAACTCATAATCTTGTATCACTTCAAACCTGTCCTTATCGTATGGCTTTACACAAACCCTTTTTAATTCTGTTTTAGTCATTGTTTTCCTTTTTTTTAAAAATACTTCTTAATTCATCATTTCTTATTTGAGTAAGCTTAACAAGCCTTTCATCCATTCTCATAAGATCTGTTTCTATAGCTTCTAGCTTGTCATTGGTTTTTGAGCAATGTGTTTCTATAAATTTAACCAAACTATCGCTACTTACTCTGGATACTGCAATTTGTTCTCTAATAAGAACATTAGTATTTTTGGTTTCACTTATAAGTTCTTTTGTTCTTTCCCCAGCTTCTTTATGTAAAGTTTTATATAAATGCCATGCAATCCCAGCTAAGACAAAAACCATCAATCCTAATAATGCAGATCCACTTAAAGAACCGAGTATAGCACCTTCTTTTATTATATTTTCAGTACTCATTTTTCACTCTCCCATGCAATTAAATTTAATTCTTCTAAAGATGTCGCATTTTTCACTTTATTTCTTAGTTCATCATTTTTAAAAATAATACTTTCAGTATATTTAGCGATACCAACCCCAAATTCCAAAAATTCTTCTTTGTTAAATGTAGTGATTTTATTATCTTTATCAATCCAAGCAATATTTTCCAAAGGAGTATTATTGAGATTTGCTAACATTATCTCGCTAACTTTTCCGCTAATATTAATTTTTGCTTCCGTGTCAATTTGAAATATAGTATTTTTAAAAGGCATAAACAAAAGCTTTTCTTCTTTTATAGCTTTTAGTTCTTCTAATTTTAATTCTTTTAACTCTTCTAATGCTTTTTCTTTAATCTTATAAGAAATAATATAAAGATTATTTTCTTCATCATAAGTTTGAATTTGGCGAAGTTCTTCAATTTTTTCATTAAAACTTGGGATTTCTTCTTTAACTTTAGCAAAACCAAGCTCTTTTAAAAGCTTATCATCGCAAGCACTTAAAAAATAAGTATCTTGTGCATCAATTTCACCTTCTTCGTTTTGTATTTTTACATCTTTTAAAAAAATATCATCATATTTTAAACTTTTATTTTTTAAATCATAAAACATATTTATCCTTTCTTAATTCCAGTATAATGTTAAATTTGCTCTTGGGTTTAATCTATTCCCATCATTTAAGTTCCAACCAGCACTTGCATTTGCACTACCACTTTGATAAGAACTTAGCATTATTTGTAAGTTATTTATATTTCCAAAATTGAATTTTTTCTCTACTTTGATTTTTGCATTAGCAGTGTAATATTTACTTAAAGCATGCAATTCTACACTAGAGTTAAAATTGTTCCATGTGATATGCAAAGTATTTGCAGAAGTTTTATTAGACATATTTCCAGTCGTCCAAACTTCGCCTAACATAACCACTTCTTTATTATTAATATTTGATGGCAATACCACTGCTTGTTTATAAATCATGTCTAGCTTTAACATATAATTATAATTTGCAACCGAGCCTCCTAAAGATGGAGGTAAATTTAGTGCTATGCCATTATTAGAAAGAAGGAGGCAGTTCATTTTAAGTCCTTACTAATCTTACATTATTCGAAGCTATGCAAAAATAAGCAAAAGTTTCAGTGCCACTAAATCCACTTTGAGCTATTCTAAATTTAAAAGGGGCATTAAAAGCTACTACATTTTGACAATTATTTATAGTTATTGTTCCGCTTTTTCCTACTCCTCCAAAATTAGCTATTCCTATGCTTGTTCCTGCATTTGCTGTTAAAATAAAATGTTGAGCTTGTCTTAAATCTAGATTTATACTGCCAGTTGTGCCAAGATTTTTAATTCCACCACCATAATCTACATACCATTTTCTAGTTAAGTGATTATCATTTGTTGGATCGGCCCGAGAAGTTAATGCCTGATTAAAAGTATTTGTGCCATTAAATATATTATCTCCATTTAAATTTGCTTTTGTATTTAAAGCGGTATCTACATAGATTTTATTTGTTAAATGGTTATCATTAGTTGGATCTACTTTTACTAAAATAGGATTAGCAAAAGTTTTATTTCCATTTATCTCTTCATCGCCATTTAAACTTACTTTTATATCTATAAGTGCTTCTAAAGTTTTAATAGTTATATCTAATACTTTTTGTGTAATTAGCTTTTTATCTTTTTCATTTTGCTCTAACTCATTGTTTTTGTCCTCTAAGTTTTGATTAGCTTCTTCAAGTTCTTTTTCAATTTCCTCTTTTTTGTTAATTAATTCACCAGCAATCTCTTTTTCAAGCTCAGCAATTTGATTTTCAAGTTCTTCTTTTCTCTCTTCAAGTTCGCTTGTATCAGCAGGTGGTTCTTGACTTAAAGCCTCATAGATTTGATTTTTAATTTCCTTTAATTCCTCATTTTTTTGCTTTAATTCATCATTATTATTTAAAGCTTCTTCAATTTGCTTTTTTATCTCTTCAAGCTCTTGTTCTTTATCTTTTATACCTTGCTCTATATTTGCAATTTCATCTTTAATTCCATCATCTTTACCATCATCTTTCTCATTAAGCAAAGAAAGAAGATATTCAACATTAGCCTTAACACCACTTATATCATAGATTCTTGCTTGATTGTCAATCTCATCTATGCACTCACCTTTTTTAGTTTCAAGCTCATTAAGTCCTTGTTCTTTTGTTTGGATTATTTCATTAAGGCTTTGCTCTTTTGTTTCATTTATTTTATTGAGTCCGTTTTCTTTTGCGCTCACAAGCTCATTTAAAAAATCTTGCTTATTCTCGTTTAAACTATGTAATTTTTCATTAAAAATAATACTAAACTCATTTTTCTTTGCTTGATAATTCGCATTAAAAATATGATTTAAGTTGTCAATCATAACTTTAGAAGTATCTACAAGAGTAGTAAATTCTTTCTTTTGAGTTTCAAAAACCTCTGTGACTTCATTTCTTTCATCACTTAAACCTTTGAGCATTTCTTCCATTTGTTTTATTGTTTCTTCAGCTAAAACTTTTAATTCTGTTTCATAAATTAACTTATCATTACCTAGTTCTTTTTTAGCAACTTCAGCTAACCTACCTAAATCTTCATTAGCTATCAAAGCTCTTTGATTAAACCTATCATAACTTTGCTCAAAATGTATTTTATACCCTTCACATTTTGCTGTAAGTTCATCAAATTTAACTAAAGCTTCATTTTTTACTTCATTTAATTTTTTTAATATTTCATTTTGTTTATCATTTAAAGAAGAGTAGATACTTTCAGACTGTGATTTTAAATCTCGTTCTAAATTTTCTATTTTACTTTTAAAATCTTTTATAATTTGGGAATAAGATGTTATATCATTTTCAAATTCTTTATATAAAGCTATAACTTCTCTTAAATCTTCTATATTTTGCTTGCTTTCTAAAAGTAGTTCATATGCACTAGCTATTTCTTTATATTTAACTCCAATATCAAATTTAATTTCTTCTAGCTTTTTAACACTATCTATCATTTCTTGATTTAATCTTTGGTTTTCAAAGAATATAGTGTTAATTTTATTTTTTATAATTTCGCTTGCTTTACTTACTACTAATTTTGCTTCATTTGCTAAATCTTTTACTTCTTTTTTAATACTTATTAATTCAGGTTTTATTTCTTTTAATTCATCAACATTTAAATGTAAGCTATCTACAATTTCTAAAGCATGATTAAGTTCACTTAAAATTTCATCTTTAATTTTTGTGTTCAAATCAAAATATTCTTTTACAAAATCTTTATTTTGTTTAATTTCATTAATATAATTATCTAAATTAAATTTTATTTCTTCATATTTCTGTATATCTTTTTTTAAATTCTCAAACTCTTCTGTATTATTTTCTAAAAAATCTTTAATGTTTTGTATTTCTTGTTTATTTAAAGAAAAATCTTCATACGCTTCTTTAATATAATCAAATTTTGCATTTACATTGTTGTATTT